CTGGTGCGTGTCGGAATTAACCTCCGTGCCGTAGAGCCCCGAGACTATCCCTGTCACCTGATACTGAGCGACGAAGGGGTCGGACGCCGTCTGCGGGGTGACGGTCAGGAATTGAATGACCTCCCACCGCGAGCCGGAACCGTAGAGGGCGAGGTTGACGCGCTCGGCGCGGACCTCGGGCTCGGTGCGTGATTCGAGCGAGCCGTGATAGAGCTTGACGACGAACGTGCGCGCGGACTCCAGGCCGAACTTCGCCGACGATTGCGAGGGCGTCTCGACTATGCCGATGGTCGCCGCCGTGTCGTAGCCGCCGACGCGCTCGACCTCGCCGTTCTGGTCTTTCTTGTTGAGGTGGTAGCCCGGCCACGACCCCGGCCCGCGCGGGCAGGCTGCGGCGTGAAGGATGAGCCTCCCTAAATCATCCTGCCGCACGGGCACGCAGTCGGCCGCGACGAGCAGGGTGTTGGCCGGCGGCCGGACGAGCAGCACGTCTCCGCCGCGCCCCGAGACTCCGGCGCCGCCCTGCCCGTAGATGGACGCGCGCTCGGGCACGACGCCGAACTTGACGAGCCCCTGAAGGTCCGCCTGCTTCTGCGTAATGCGGTAGGTGTGGAGGGTCGTATCGTCCAGCTCGACCTCGACGACGTCCGTCGGGATGAGGTAACGCTTGCCGAACCCGCAGACCATCGAGCCCGGCTTCGCGGCGAGGTGTAGCGCGTCGAGGTAGCGCAGCCCGACGGCGTGCGCCGTGTCCGGGTCGCTCACAATCGGGAAGGTTAGAGTCTCCCTGTCGAAAGCGAAGCCGACCATCTTCTCCGCCGGCTGGTTGCCCGTGTGGAAGTCCTTCGAGGGGGAAGGGTCGAGGTATAAGACATCGACGCCGCCGGGGAGGTCTACGGGGTCTTCGTGCGTCACCTTGACGGCCGCGCGGGGCCGCTCCTCGCCGAACAGGTGCGCGCGCAGTTCCCGCTCGAAGAGGCGCGTCACGGCCGCGCCTCCGCGGGGGATGGCGGTTATCTTCCCTCCCCTCGGCACGATGTCGAAGTTAAACCACGATTCGAGCGCGGCGACCGTCTCGGAGAGCGGCGCGCGGTGGTCGATGACGAGCCCGGTAATCTTGCGGCCCGCGAGCAGCGAGAAGTCACAGTCCGCGGCCGTCACCTTCCCGTCGAGCGTGTAGAGGTATTCCAGCGTGTCGTCGAGGTCTTGAATCTCCGGCTCGATTTCGAAGATGAAGTTTCCGAGCTGCCCCTCCTTGAGTAAGTAGTCCTCGGTAGCGAAGTAAGACACGTCGCGGAAGGCGGGCGTCTCGTCCGCGCCTTCGGCGGCGACGATGATGGCGGACTGCGGCTGCGTCTCCTTGCCCGCGAAGAGTTCGAACCGCGCCTGTCCGCCCGCCCCGGTGAAGCCTTCGAAGTAGCCGTCCGCGTCGAACATCTGGACGGTGTTGTAGTAGGCGGTCGGGTTGTTCGGGTCGGAGGGGAAGGTCGCGTTAAGGTCGATGAGGTTCGTAGTCTCCCTGCCCTTGATATTCTCGTCGTCAGTATCGGGAGGGACGACAGTACCCGAGACGTATATGCGGTCAACGTCGCTCGCCCCCGTCCCGCCGCGGAGCTTGATGGCATTCGCGCCCCGGCTCAGGAGCAGGGTCGCCGTCACGGCCTCGGGCGTGTCGCCCGTCGCGGGAAGGCTTACGAGGGTTTCGCCCCCGCCGTTAGCGCTCAGGTAGACTTGGGCCGAAGAGGTCGCCTTGTAGAAGATGACGACGGTGTGCAGGGTCGCGGAGAGCGACCAGGCGTCTATCTCGACGTACTGCCCCGCCCCGGCGAGCCGCGCCGCGCGCCCGCCAGAGCACTCGCCGTCCTCGACGACCACGGCGCCGCCCGCGAGGACGTGATGCTCGGCCTCGTAGAAGTCCTCGCGCAGCTCGGCGCCGACGTTGTTATAAATTACTTCGAGGTTTTCGGAGATGCGCCGGTAAGACTTAACAGGCGTCCCGCAGACCATGATTGCGAAAGATTTTTTATAACTGTACGTGTTCGTCGGCGGCGTGGGTTGCTGCCCCCCGCCCCCGCCCTTCCCGCCCGTCCGGCCGGGGTCGCGCGAGACGTACTCCCGCGTCACCGTGCCCCAGATGAGGTTGCCCGCCAGCCGCACGCGCTGGCCGAAGCACAGGGGTATGAAGCCGCCCTCCTCGGCCGTCGTGACGCGGATGTCATCGAAGCGCCCCCGGTCCACGGGGTTGAGCTTGGGCTTCGGCGCGAGCAGAGACGACGCCACGGAAGTGCCGACGGCGATGCCGACCTGAATGAGTAAAGGGATTGCGGCGCCCACTCTCTTAATCTCCTATGAAGGGGAAGCGGAAGGCGTAATCAATGTTTCGGAGTTTCCACCCCCTCAACGGCTCCTCGCGGACTTCCCCCTCGCCCCTGCCCTCCCACGCGTGGACGAGCATTAACTCGTACGGCCCCCGGACGACGACGCCGCCGTGCCGCGCCTCCGTGTCCTTCGGGAAGTGCATCAGCACGGCGTCGCCGTGGCCGGCCTCGGCCGGGTCTATCTCGCGCATCTCGGCGCGCATCTTCTCAAGGAACTCCGCGCCCGACGGCGTCCGCTGGTAGTTGCGCGGCGGGATAAGGCGACCCATCAGCACGAACGCAATCCACTCAATGACCCCTCGGCAGTCGATGCCGGTCTCGGGGTTCGAGCCCTGATGCCGGAAAGGCACGCCCTTGAGCAGACGTGCGACCGCCGCTACGTCGTCACGCGTGATGCGGGAGGGGTCGGGCGGCGCGTAGAGAAACCGCTGGTTGATGGTCGTTAACTCGTTCATCAGGACGCCCTCTGAATCTTGTTGATCTGCTCCACGTTCGTGATAAAGCGATACCCGCGGTTGTTGATGATGTTCGCGTAGACGCGCACGCAGTCGGCCGGGTCTCGGTTGCACCGCCTCGTCGCCCGGAAGGTGTTACCGACCGCGGGCAGCATGTGCATGGGGTCGCGGAGGATGAACTCTTTATTTGTCGGGTCGTACTCTCTAACCTCGTACTCTCTGCCGTTCAGAGCCCCGGAGGTAAACTTGATAAGCTCAAAATAATTGCCGGTCTGGGTGAGCGCGGAGGCGCGGACCCGCGTCACGCTTACGACCTGCGTCAGAGTCCCGTTGACGAGGATTGCCCCGCCGTCGCCCGCGGCCGGGGCGTTAAGGTTCACCTTACAGCGCGCGTCGCCCAACCTCCTGACGGTGCAGCGGGCGGAGGTCAGACGTCCGATCTGCGCCTGCCCGACGGCCGTCAGGGGCCGCGCCTCGGCCTTCCACATCTCGCCCTCTTCGTCCGCCTTGCCGAGAAAGCCGGCGAACTCTACGAGCTGCCCCATGTTCAGGGCGGCGACGTTGACGGTGTAGATTTCGACGCGGGCCTTCACCCAATCCCCCGCCGCGAGCGCGTCGCGCGTGATGCCGGCGGAACTGAAGACGGTCTCGTACTGGAGCCCCGCCGACTCGTGGCCGCTCTCCGTGTCGATGGTGGTGGGCAGGCCGGCCACACCCGGCAGGAACGCGCCGGAGCCGTGGCCGGGTAGAACGAGCTGGCGGTCGTGCGAGGTCGCGCGAATCTCAAGGCCGGAGGCGTGCAGGGGGCTCGCCGGGTCGGGCTTGAGTTTCCAGCAGACGGCCGTCGTCGGCGTCGCCGTCCCGATGTGGTCGAGGAGACTCTGCGCCGTGTACGGCCCGACGTAATTGATAACGGTCTCCGGCATCAGGCGTAATCCTTAATCTCAATCATCCCGACCTCGGGCATATCCGCGGACCCCGTCTTAACAACCCATCCTGAGCCGTCCGGCGCCTCTTCCATCGTGGCGAATATCTCGACGGCGGGAACCTCGCTGACGGTGAACCTGACGGGCACGTAGAAGCGCCCCTCCCACTCGATGACCTGCCCGGCGGTCGGTATGTTGCCGGCGGTGAAGGTAATGACTCCCGTCGCATAGTTAATGTTGTAGTGCGTGCCCTCCGTCCTCAGAGAGCCGTTGCGGTAGACCTTGACGCTCCCCTGCTCGGGCTTATAAATCTCCCTGATCCACGTCGCCGCCGCGTCGGCGTAGACCTTCTGTAATTGGAAGCTCGCCGTAACCCCGTTGTAGGTGTACTGGAGCGTGCCCTCCGTCCCGCGCGCGACCGCGTAATCGAGGAGGTCGCGCACCTTGAAGCCGTAGGTCTCGCCGTGGCGCAGGGAGTGAAACTTGATGAGTGCCTGAAGGTCTTTCAGGGAGCGTACGCCGTGTGACGCGTCGAATTTCAGGCGGCCGTCCGCGCCGATAGGTATGCGCTGCTCGGACTGGTCGCCGAGTTCGAGGATGGTGGTTATCCACTCGCGCCTTGAGAGACAGCGATCAATACTGAGCGTGTACACGACCTCATGAAACATAAA